TCTACAGTTTATGTCTAAAAAAGATCGCCGCGAAACTATTCAGAGAATCTATGATAGTTTGAATGAGGGTGGCGCCTTTATCTTTTCAGAAAAAGTTGTCTGCGAAAATGCAAATTTTCAAGACATGTTAACTTTCAATTTTTATGATTTTAAGAGAAAGACTTTTGATACTGAAGATATTATGGATAAAGAAAGAACGCTTCGCAGTATGTTGAAACCTAGTACATGGACGGAAATCCGTGAAATGATGTGGGATGCAGGATTTAATGAGGTCCAACCTTTCTGGCAAAATCATATGTTTGTTGGTGGTATTTGTATAAAAAATTAAAAAAAATACGCTCACGCCCTTGACAGAATCATCTACGCCTGATAGCTTATAGGTAAGTAATAAATAATGATTCTCTGAAAGGGATGTGTGAATGTCTAACGTATTATATACGAAAAACTCTAAAAGTCTCCTCGCCAAGTTAATGGCTGAGGAGAACCTATCAGTTCAACACCAAAATGTTAAGACGGCTCACTTTGATGTGGTTAATCGAATTTTGGTTGTTCCAATCTGGAAGGAAATGTCAAACTGTCTTTATGATTTGTTCATGGGTCATGAAGTAGGACATGCCCTGTGGACTCCTACCGATATTGATGTATTGAAAGAAGCGATTGATCGTTCCAATAAAGACTTTATCAATGTTATTGAAGACGTGCGTATTGAGAAGAACGCAAAGAAAAAATTTCCAGGCCTCCGTCCCCCATTCTATCGTGCATATCAAGAGTTGCATGAAAATGACTTTTTTGGTACTAAAAATATTGACATCAAAACTTTAGGTTTTATCGACCGTATCAATATTTTTTACAAATCTGCAATGACAGATTTTGATGCCCAGAGTTTATTTCGTGATGATGAGATTGGTTTTGTGAAAAGTGCTTTAGAGACTGAAACGTTTGCAGAAGTCGCAGATCTTTCCGAAGAAATTTATAATTTTCTCAAGGCGAAACAAGAATCTGTTGAGTCTGTATTCAATCAGATGCAGATCAATATGTCGGGCAATACTGAACAGGGAGATGACTCTGGCGAAGATGGCGAATCTGATGATGTAGAAAATGATGAAAGTTCTGACAATCAAACCGGCAACTCTGATTCTGATGATCAAGACGATGCAGAAAAATCAGATGGGCAAAATGACACTGACGGCAATGGCAGTTCTGATAGTACCGATGACGTGGATGAAAAATCTCCAAGTAATGAGAATTCTGAAAAGAGTGATGAAGATAGTGGCCGCGGTGATATTCAGAATGGCCCGGCCGGTGGTAAAAGCTCAAATGGCGAAATCGAACAATTTGATGCAGAAAAAGAGTTTGGTTCTGTAACTGATAAAACTGCCGCGGAAAATATGGCAGAAATGGTTGATGAAAATGCAGCCCAAATTGAATATCTGACAATTCCAGATTTCGATTTGAAAAAATATGTTGTCAATAATACCGCCGTTGCAAAAGAAATTTCGCGTGTAAAAGGCAATTACTTAGGTTCGCACTATCATAACATTGTGGACCATACACAACTTTACCAATCAGTTTTGAAAAAAAATTCTGCTCAGATTTCTTATCTGGTAAAAGAATTTGAGATGAAGAAATCTGCCCAGGCATATGCCTCAAGTTATGAGTCAAAATCTGGCAACATCAATACAAGCAAAATCTGGTCATATAAAATTAGCGATGATATCTTTAAGCGTAAAAGTAATGTGCCAGAGGGTAAAAATCACGGTATGGTGATGCTGATTGATTGGTCTGGTTCTATGAACAATATGTTGTATCAGACTGTTGTTCAAACTATCGTTCTGGCGACATTCTGCAAACGTGTTGGAATCCCTTTCGATGTATATACGTTCACAGATCGAAAAAATGTTACCAACCGTGTAGAAGATGAATATCAGGACTTCGCAACCGATCCAGAAAATATTGGTAAAATCCAAATTGATAGCGATGTGGTGTTGCAACATGTTTTATCGGGTAGTAAAAATTCCACGCAGTTCAAGGCGCAGTGTAACGATCTTCTTTTCATTGCCTATGCCGCACAACACTTTTATGGATCCTGCACTCAGGCACCTGCCGATGCAGTTAATTTTCAACTTGGTGGAACTCCATTGTGTGGCGGACTGTTGATTCTTGATAAAGTCCTCGCCGAGTTTAAAAAAACTCACGGTGTCGAAAAAACAAGTTTTATTGTATTGTCTGATGGAGATGCGGCCGATGGTGTTACTTATGTCAACAAATCTAATTTTTACTCAAGTGTTCGCGATTGGAACTCCAGCACAAGACGGCAATTTGTTGTGACTCATGAACGCACCAAAAAAACATATGTCTGGACCACTGGTAACAAAGGAATATATTCTGAATCCCAGAAATGCCAAGAGTTTATTTTGACTACGATTAAAGATATAAACAACGCATCCTCGATTGGGTTTTTCTTATGTGACGGCCGGCATGATATCGGTCACGCAATTCGTAGTTATGTTTTCCGGAAGAATGCTGGAAGATTTACTAATTCTTATGAAGTTTCAAAGGCGAAACGCCAGATGAAAAAAGAAGGTTTTATTACTGCTACAGATTGTGGTTTCGATGACTATTATATTTTAGACATGCGTACCCAATCGGCACAAGATGATGATTTGGAAGTTGACTCTGAAATGACCAATGCAAAGATCGCAAAAACTTTTGCGAAATTTCAATCTTCGAAAAAAACAAGTCGCCAAATGATGAATAAATTTGTCGATAATATCAAATAAATCTTGCAGGGGGGTTGACTCTCCTGCTTGTTTATGGTAGCTTAGAGTATAGAAAGAATCACTACCGATTCGAATTTTTGTAATGTTGTCACTGAAAGGACAAAATATGTGGAATGTAAATAACAAATCTGAGTTTTTAACAAAACTTATCGAAACCAACGGCCCAGTAATGTCGAAGAAAGACATTCGCTCTGCCGCAAAAGATTTTGGCGAGGCCCGCCCCCAGTGGTTGACCCAACCTGAATTTCGCTCCGGCCACGGACAATATGATCTATCTATGGCCCTCGCCGCGGTTACTGGTAACGTTGTCCAGATAGCCCAACCAGTAGTGCCACAGGCCCATGCGCCAGTCGCCCCCGTTTTTCAACTTCCTACCTTACCCGAACGGCATACCGAGTCTCTGATTCCAGAGAAGTGCCCAAATTTTGTAAAATTTGGTTTCTATGCCGATATGCGTAAAATCCTTGTCTCGAAAATGTTTTATCCTGTTTTCATTACTGGATTGTCTGGTAATGGCAAAACTTATGGTGCCCAGCAACTATGTGCCATTTTAGGACGTGAATGTATTACGGTTCCTATCACTATTGAAACAGATGAATCAGACCTTTTGGGTGACAAGACTTTGATTGACGGAAACGTTATTTTCAGTCAGGGCCCTGTTGTCGATGCAATGGAACGTGGCGCGGTTCTGATACTTGATGAAGTCGATCTCGCATCAAATAAAATCATGTGTCTGCAATCTATCATTGATGGTAAGGGTGTTTATCTCAAAAAAGATAATCGTTTCGTAAAACCCGCCGCTGGGTTTACAGTGATCGCCACTGCAAACACCAAAGGTAAAGGATCTGATGATGGACGTTTCATTGGTACGAATGTAATGAATGAGGCGTTTCTGGAACGGTTCAAGATCACTTTTGAACAAGAGTATCCTACTATTGCCGTTGAGAAAAAAATTCTCACAAATTCTCTTTCTTCTCTGAAAGAAACATGGAATACCCCAGAAAATACAAAAATTGTAGATGATTTGACAGTATGGGCATCCGCAATTCGTAAAACTTTTGAAGAGGGTGGAATTGACGAAGTTATCTCAACTCGCCGGTTAGTGCATATCATTGAAACCTACTCTATTTTTGAGAGCATTACCAAGGCAATCGAACTTTGCACAAATCGTTTCGATGACGATACAAAAGCTTCCTTTGTCGATCTGTTTGCCAAAATTTCCGGTGGCGACAACCTCGAAGAAGATTTAGGTCTCGCGGCCGATATGTCTGGTGATGATACACCATTCTAATTACATTTTGCGATGCAGTATCAACTTCTGGTTGTACTGTGTCGCCTTTACCATCAAAAAAAGGATAAAAATATGACATCCCTTGCCATCAGTATGATCGCAGCATCTTACATCGGAGCCTTAGCCGTCGGATTTATTTTCGGCGTTTATGGTGCATATAATTGGTCACACGACGACAGAAACCGCAGAAGGAACCAATAATTGATAGACTATAAATTTAATGAATATGTTCTGCTGGAGGAAATCCGGCAGTACATTGATTCGACATACGATCAACATTATTCGAATAATAAACTACAAGCAACCGAAGTCATTATGGACAACGGTCACGGCGAAGGTTTTTGTTTGGGCAATGTTTCTAAGTATGCACAACGATATGGAAAAAAAGGTG